TACCATCTGCTACACCTAATGTAGGATATGGGTCTTGACCAACAACTACTAGCTTTAATTCATCATAGGGACATTCTTCAAATGCTCTAAATACATCTTTCAATCCTGGAGTAAATCTTTCCCCACTGCTTGACATCTTATACAATCTAGTAAGTAGCTCTTCAAAATCACTACTAAATATATAAGATTTAAAAACACTGCCCCAGCCACTTGGTTGTAGTTTTTCAAATATTTTTTGTTTAAAACTATCAATTTCTAATTCTATCTTCATTTTTTATTACATTTGTTAAAAGATTAATACTATGGCTATCAAGGTAAAAGAAATAAAAGATGATGCTTTAATGGATATTAAAGTTAACAAGAACTTTTATTTAATGTCTAAGGATGCTTTGTACACTATTTTCAAACACTTACTTAGTAATGAAAGTGAAAAAGAAAATCTACAAAACATTCTTACTAAACAGTTCAATGATCTCACAGAATTTGAGAGAGCATTTTATACTCTGACTCTTCTTGTATCTGAAATAGAGAAACAAGTACAGGCAGATAGTAACTTATACACTGAGAAGGAAGTTCCTGAACCAGGAGACCCTGACTATGTTGAACCTAAGCAAGGTTAATATTTAAGTCTCTGCCTAGTTCAACGGCAGACTCTATTGCCATTGCTAGTTCTTCTTTACTACATTCTTTAAAAGATTTACAGTATTCTGCACCACCTCCGTCATAACAGAGGCCTGAATGCTTTTTAACTATAAATTTCATCTCATCAAATGTATAGCCAGACTCTTTGGCTAATTCTCTAATGCAGGCGTGTATCTTAGCCAATTGTGCTAAGCTACCATTGTCTGAAGTCAGTCCCATAAAGACCTCAACTTCCTGACCTTCTTGAAGTTTATCAAGAAATAATTGATAAGAAATCTTTGTGGTTTCATTAATATGCACTAAATTTCCATTCTTTTTAGTAAGTTTGAAACTAAACATGCGGTATTTTTTATTATATTAATATGTACTTATGAATAATAGTCCAAAAAAAGTAACCAAGGAAAATACTAAAATTATTTTAGAATATCTAGAAAAATTCCCTAATTCACCAAGTAAAACTATAGCAAGAAAAATCTATTCTGAAAATGCAGGATACTTTACAGTCCTTGAAAATGTATACGGTAGAGTAAGATATTATAGAGGTCAAATGGGAAAATATCACAGAAAACATTTAGACAATAAAGAGTTTCAAAAAGAACTTAAAACAAAAGTAATGCAAAATTTTGTATCCCTACCTACATCCTTATCAGAAAAGAGAGGAACATTTACATTCCCTACAGGATGTAGAAAACTTGGTGTTATTGGTGACCTCCACATACCATACCATGATGAAGATGCTATAGAAACTGCTTGTGATAAAATGGAAGCAGAAGGTGTAGACAGTATCTTAATCAATGGAGACTTATTAGACTTCTATCAGCTTTCCTTCCATGAGAAAGATCCTAGAAAGGTTCATTTTAAAAATGAAATAGAATCTGGTAAACAGTTCTTTGAATACATGCGCTCCAGATTCCCAGATATTCCTATTTACTTTATACCAGGTAACCATGAGAACAGGTTTGAAAGATATCTTAGAATAAAAGCATCTGAGCTACTTGACATGGATGAATTCAGGTTAGATGTAATCTTACGTGTTGCTGAATACAAAATAGAGTATCTTCCATTCAGAACCAAAGTTATCTTTGGTGACTTTCTTATAGAGCATGGTGATAAGATTCCTGGAGCAGGTGGTGTAGTACCAGCAAGAACTGCTTTAATGAGACTTAAAACCAATTGTATTGTAAATCACTTTCATAAAAGTTCTCAAAGCTCACAAAGAGTTTATGGAACTGGTGAGTCTAGTACAATAAGAGCATACAGTCTTGGATGTCTATGTGAACTAGCACCAGATTACATGGAAATAAATGAATGGAACCATGGGTTTGCTATTCTAACAAAAATTGATAATTTAGTGTCTGTAAATAATTACAAAATAGAAGACAACACCATTATCTAATGTTTCTACCAATAGTACTAAAAGACAAAGATGGAGAATATATTGAGCATCTCAATATAACTCACATTACCAGAACCTCATTTGTTAATGTGAGGAATACTGATGCAGGTACTAGAATCCATTTAAGAACAGGAGAAGTTTTAACAACTCCCGTCCCTATGGATATAGTTCAAACTGAAATAGATGAGTGTTATAGATCTGCTGCTGCCATGATAATGTTTAATATCCTAGCAGAAAAAGCACAGCTATCTAAAATTACTGATGATGTTGATACCCTTGATGGACAGCAACCTGGATCAGATGTTCAATAGAATATCTGTTTAGTTCAGATTTAGTATCCCAATCAAAGTTAAATACCTTCCATTCACCATCTAGGCTTTCATCACTTGCTGATGAAATTAAACTTAGACCCGGTAATAAGTCTAGCATATAATAATAATAGTCATAGCCATTCTGGCTTTCATCATCTGTGACTTCTACTTTATCAAAGCCAAATTCAATTAATTCTTGTTCTGTCATTTTTCTGCCATTGTTTGCATAAACACAGTATGATTCAAAATTTCAAAAGCATATGTATATTTTAAATCTTTGTATACTTCATTCTCTTTAGAATATATCCCGTGTTCTTTGATTCTTAAATCTCTTAGATTCTGTATGCTTAATGTTACTATAGCAAGATTGTCTCCATCTTCTGATTTCATCATGCTTATGATGTTTCTTACCTCAGCATCATTTAGATAATTATATTTTTTTAGTAACATTAGCTCAGCCATATATACAAAAGGGCGGAACTCATCCTTCTTAGACCCTTTGTGGTACATATACCACAGATAGTTCAGATTACCATCTGCACCATCAGTAATATTATAATGTTCTTCGGCAATTGTTGCCACAAGTTTTAGCATTTCTTTTGTATCTCTCATAAATTTTATTCTAGAAAATATACCTAATTGTGTTCCAAGGTAAGATGCCATCATGAAGTTTTCTAAAGTCTTCAATATATTTAGATTTACTTCCGGCTTTGTACCTAATATTTGTTCCTCCATATTGGGATATTTTTGATTCTTGTATATCAGGTTTCCAAAGAATCTCTTCTCCCATGATGGCATTTTCCAAATTGTATTCATGTTTTTCTTTATTATGTGTAAGAAATATTACTTCTGCTTTGACATCTTTATAAGCTTGATTAAAATACAATTTATCCCTAGTATAGGCATCATCATCAATTAACTCAAATAAATGTTTGTAATCTTCTAACCACTCATCATATACAATAACAGGACTAAAGTTTAAATGAACTTCATAACCTGCTATAACAAAATTAGTGATAGCTCTTATTCTTTCATTAATTGTACTTGTGTTTGGTTCTAAGATCTGTCTTAATTTTTCCGGCATAAGACTAAATCTTATTCTAATCTTACCTTGTGGATTAAACTTAAGAAAGTCATTGTTCACATACTTAGTAGCAAATGAACCCATAGCAAGTGGATGATCTCTAAAGTACTCAAATATTTTTTCCCAGTCATGATACTTAGCATGTAAAGCAAAGTCTTCATTACATGAGATGTCATAAGTAATATAGTCTCCTGTTTGATTAGGCTTTTCTACATCAGCAAACCAAACATGGTTATTAATTGCTGTCAGGATATCCATAGGATTTGTTGCTATAGATAATCCTTCTGGCTTGTGTCTTTTCATGTAGCAATAGCCACAATTGTACAAACAGCCATGACCAAAGGATGGACTGATATAATCAGTTGACCTTCCTGATGGTCTTATTTTCATAGATTTTCTGGTAACTTTTTCTACCAGACTCACTTATCAAGTGTTATCTGATGATCATCTAGTATCTCAAAAAACTTATTCCGTATTCTTTCTACCATATCCCACTCTTCTTCTTTAAGTTCTTCATACTTCCATAGTGTTCTTAATTCTTTAGATATATCCCATAATGCTGAGTACATCTTACCACCTTGTGTAGCAAAATCAAATTCTATTTGATCCTCTGGTAGGTTAAATTCAAGTGTTGCTTTCATTTTTAAATGTTTGGTTATAATAATTTTCTTCAGTTATATTTACTCCGTCAAAGTAATCTGATCCAAATATATCTCCTTGAGTAAAGGCTGTCATTATCTGCTCTTTCTCCATCTCTTTTGCTTTGTCATAAAAAACTTTAGGAACATTAAAACCCTCTAATATTAATTCATCAACCAACCACTCTACTGCTGTTTGTTCTTTCATTGTTTTTGTTGTTTAGTTATCATTTCTATTTAAGATATGTGGTAAAAATTGCCCCTTATTCTGAATAGATTTGTCAGAGTTAAAGTTCAATAATATTACCATAAGATATTAGACCTTTATCAAATCTACCATCAAATACACAGGCAGCATTAGAATAGATAGTATCTCTACCTCCTATTCTTGCAGTACCTTGGTTAGTTATGCCTTCAGAGTTATGTATATGTCCAAAGCACATAGCTTTTAAGTTCATTTTCTCAATTCTTTTTCTTAGTGCAGAGCATCCACACATTTCTAAATTGTGCTTAGCATCTGTACTTAGATCTAATATACCTTTTGGGGGACCATGAGTAATAAGTACATCAGTATCATCTGAAATATTCTTCCACAAACTGTGTAACTTATGTCTAGCTTTCATGAATGCCCAATCATTAAATGATGGAGTATAAGGACTTCCCCAGAAATTAATGTCCTCAATAGTAATACCTTCATTCTCAAGGTATATAATACCATTGTCAGTAAAGTTTTCACGGGATATAAATTTCTTATCTATAGAAGTATCATGGTTACCTGCTACATATATCTTAGTAGCAACAGGTACTTTACTATACCAATAGATAAAGTCTTCTACTTCTACTTTATTCTTGTAAGGATCTTTGTAATTAGAACAGTCTCCGCTGTGTATTACAACATCTATTCCTTCAAATCTGCTCATTGGGAATAACCCATGAAAACTATGTGTGTCTGAAATATGTAGTATTTTCATATTGTTTTTATTTTACTCTGGCAATTCCTCACCATCTTTACCAGAAACTATACCCATTAGCTGTTTCATAATAAATTCAGCATTCTCTCCCCAGAACATATCACATTTAAATACATTATCTGTAATACTGTATGGTGGATCTAGAAAGTATGCTTGCCAATCATTATTTGGTTTAGATGTAAATCTCTTACATTTTTCTTTTACCGGGCATTCAAACCCATAGCACATAGTTATATCACTCATGTTAATTTTTGTCTAAATTACTATTTTTTCTTGATTCTTTGTAATCAATAAAGAAGCCGGTGGCTACTATAATGTTCATACCCAGTGACATAAGTATCTCATGGAGGTCAGCATATACATTCACGGATAAATGTATATGCCCTACCATCCAAAATGGTATGGACAAGTTTTGGCTTATCCATACCATAAGATATTTAACAAAGTGTTTCACTAGAAAATATATGGTTGTGTAACACTTTTTCCATTTACAAATGAAATATAGTACGCAGCAGTATTAAAAATCATATTACCATAAGAGTTTTGACCCTTTATGTCATATCTAATAACAATAGATTTATCTTCTGTCACATATATACTATTATTAGTACTCTGTAATGGTGTATAACTGTTAGGAATCTTCAAAGCATATTTTATTTGAATAGAACCCATACCAGCATTACTCATTAAAAACATTTCCATATGTGTTTTATCCTTGTGCTTTTCTACATATCCAGCATTAGCAGGATTAGCAAAAGTTATACTATCCCAATAAATATAAGATGGTGTTTTTGTAATCTTATCTATAGTTACAGAATCTAAACTAAAACTCATTGACACTTTCTCTCCAATACCAGTGGTAAATTCAGTCTTAAAATATCCATTCTCAATTTTATTTTGAGCAAATACATTAGTAACAATTACTGTTAATAGTAATAAAAATAACTTTTTCATTTTTTTGGTTTTTTAATTGTTTTACTTTCTTCTGACGGACTTTCCTTCAGAATCTTTTGCAGTCTCTCCCAGATCTGTTTGTTTATTAGATTGTAATCTGGTTCTTTCTTGCGCTCTTTCATACTCTTGCCAATTATAGATGTTTAATTCTCTCATTTTCAAGAAATCAGCCAGAGTCATATCCTCTGGTATACCATTGTTATTATTCATTATTTGAATATATGCTTCTTTCACTCTTCCCATTATTTCATTGTTTTAAAGACATTAATTAATTCTTCTTTTGTCATTTTTTCAGGAAGCTTATCAAGTAGATTAAGATCAAAATTGCCAGTAATTATTATTTGAGATTCTTCAACATCAATGTAATTTGTTTGAATACTAAACAAACCTAAGTCTCTGTTTCTTGTATCAATAATACTTACTATTGGTTGAATAGCTTTTAGATAATCTATATCTTTATGCTTCCACCAATAATCATGTTCCTGAAGGCCCAGGGTTACTGATGAGTGATCTCTATTAAAGAACTTACCTATCATCAAATGAGTTAAATATCTTCTCTTCTTTAGAACATTGTAAAGATAATATCTCATGTATGCCTTTTCTCTCTTTCTACTTTTTGTGTTTAGCTGATACTTATCAATAATACCAACTATATCTTGGTTTACAACTTTGTTAAGTTCAAATACATCTTCTACCATGTTTAAATAAAAAATGGAAATAATAATCCTTTAAATTCACCCACAATAGGTCCAATAAATACTGATGCTAAAAATCCATGGTCTTTTCCATACAAATACCAAAAATATAAAGCAAAAAATTGCGCTACCAAAATATAGAGCATAACAACACTATATAGTGGCACTATATACCTTTCTTCCATAAAATTTTAAATTAGTTCTAAGTCAGCTTCTTTAACTGTTTCTCTTGTTTCTTCAAATACCTGTGATAGTAGGTCAATAGGTAAGAATCTTTCTGCGTCATAGAGTTCATAGGGAAAAGAGCTTGATGATAATTGTACCTCTTTAAGAAGCACCCCAAACTTATTGTCCTGTAATCCCATTCTAACAACTCTAGTGATAGTATATACTTCACCTTCTATAACCCATTCACTTTCAGGCACTTTACTTGGTTTATTTGAAGCATCAATGCATATTGCTCTCATATTGTTCTACTGAAGTTTTGAGATCTAAATTACGCAAACTCTCTGAAATTTCCAACATGGTTAATAAATCTCCATATTTTACTGTGCACTTTCCCATTTCATGCACAAGTAAAGCACATTGCTCTGCCTGTACAGGATGGTGTTCACAAAATCTTATGAGACAAGCCATTACATATGCAAATGTGTTCTTGTCATCATTATGCAGAATAATCTTATGTGTTAAATTTTCTTCCATATAATAATATACTAATTATACTGGCTATAGATTATAACTCCGCCACACTATTTTGCTTTGGTCAAAATCTTCCAAAGCTTCTTTAACCCACTTTTCATCTACAGTTCCTATATAACATAGTATGTGCACAATAGCCTTATCATCTGGGTTTAAGCGCAAAAGTCTTCCTATTCTCTGACTAGCCTTACGCTCATTCCCATATGCATGCATAATAATACCTTGTTTTAAACCTGATATGTTTACACCCTCATTTAATTGCAATACACATGATAGCTTTGTAATATTACCAGCCTTAAAATCTTGCAAATTTTCTTCAGAATCAGGGTTATTACTATGATAACTATGCGTACACATTCTATCTGCTTGATCTTGAGTATTAGCAAATACAATACACTTACTATTAATACTCTTTAATAGTTCTTTAGCATATCTTTCTTTACTTGGATACTCCATCATTGCTTTCATTCTCATTACTCTAAGTATATGAGGTTGCCCTGATGCTGTATCAATCCTTGTACCCCAATAACTATAATTTAGAGCTTCAGAAGTCAAAAATGACTTGTTCTTTGTCTCTACTTTATAGTTCTTTTCTGTACTTAGACTGACTTCATGCACAATTATTTGATAGTCATTAATAATGCCTGATTCTATTGCGTCATCTGCTTTAAATGTAAAGACAACTGGACAATATTCAGATACTATTCTACCTTTCTCAGAGTTCTTATGTTTAGGTGGGGTACCGGTTAAACCCAATAATCTACCTACATAATTGTCTAGGAAAGATCTGTGACTGTCTAATAAACTGTGAACTTCATCAAAATAAACTGCATCAAATTCATTAGGGTTATGTTTATTTAAGCTAAGATAAGTAGAGAAAGTAGCATTTTCTAATACTTTACTTAATCCAAATTTCTCAGCCTCATATCTCCATGAACTGATGATGGACAGTTTGGGAGCAACAATCAAAATACTTTGTAATGGAGAATAATGTTTCTCCATATGCTTTAAGCCTACAAGAGTTTTACCTACACCTGTACCAAGCACAATAGTGCATTTCTGTTTACCCTCTGTAGCTTTTAAAGCTTCATTTTGTATTTGTTCTCTTTCCATGTTCAATAATTGAGTCATATCCACATAGTTTAATTCTCATACCCTTGGTATAACCTTGCTTAGAAGTAAAAAAAATACACCCATTACCATTATCTCTTATACTATCAGTATAATATCTATAACCGTAGTTGTCAGTTATATAATAATTGGCAGTGGGTGTACGTTCACAACTAAACAAAAAAACTATAATTGAAATAAATAGTAATTGTTTCATTGTTTTATTTTAAATATCCAAGAACTCTTGCTTCTGTAGGGTGACTGTGTATCCAATCATGGCAGTTCCTACATACTGCACGCCAAGTGGACTGTACCAAATAAAAAGCATCTCTGTTAGCACCTGCATATGTATGGTGTACATCTGTAGCACCATTACTGCATCCAGCTACTGCCACTTGACATAACTGGTTCTCTGTTAGAAATCTTTCTCTTAGTTTAAGATACTCTTGGTCTTTCTTTTTTCTTTTAGAAGAAACCTGGGGGATTTTATAATCAGTTGGTTTCTGTATATTATCTTTATTCTTGGGATTATGGCAACTCCAACAATATTTACAATACTTGAATCCCCCATGGTTCTTCCATATAACAGTCATCTTTTGACAACCATCACATTCTTTAAGTTTCATAGTAGTTCTTCTGGAAATTCAGGAGACTTAGGTGTTTTCTTAAAAAGAAAATTCTTTAAAGCATTCCAAAAACTTTCAGTAATGTGAAGATCTTTATCAAGAAAATTATCTTTTGGACAAACAATATACTTATCTATTAGATCAGTACATCTTGGATGGTCTGATATAATAACTTTGATTAAGTATCTTCTTTTACTACTTAGTAGAACTTTTACTTCAAGTGGTCTCCATTTTTCTCTAGCTGGAGATAACTCTCTGATGTCATAGAATTTTTTCATACACTTTGGTTTTTTAATTTTGGTAAACTTACAGGTGCCTCTTTTAAACTTAAAAAGTTTTTAGGTAGCACACCTTCAGCTATAAAGATAGTAATAATATCATCTTTTGTGATATTTAAATCTTTAAAAGTTAAAGTATTAGTATACTTTTCATCTACCTCAGAATAAGTTATCATAGCTTCTGTCCATGGACTTTTGGGGAACAAAGTCTGAAATATATAATTGCTGTACTGATTAGTAACTTGCTGTTTAAAAACATTAAGTACTTTCTGAGCACGCTTATATACATTTAGTATTCTTTGTTTCTTTTTGCTACACATTGTGTCTAGCTCTTTTTTTGTCAGCGCATTTAGGCCATACAAAGCACGCTTGTATAAATAATTCTGATACTGAGAGTATCCATCTGATTCATACTGTATGTATGTTTTGCCTGCATTTAACTGATAATTTTTAACCTGCTGTTTTAACTTTTCCATTTTATACATTTTTTTTTCATAAATTAATAATCATAAAAAATAAAAGGGGGCAGTTACCCACCCCCAATTATTCTATCAACCCAATATCTTAGATATTAAAGTCTTGTCCTGCTGCACTTTTAATGCCTGCAGAATTATTTTGTGCATATGCAGTACGCAATTGCTCTACATTATCATGCTTGATTAATGTATCTTGTGCATTAGATGCAGAAGAATATATTGCTCTACGGTAGATTGGCTGACCACCTACAGTACAGATAATTCCTGTATCACCAGCAACTTTAAGGTCACGCTCAGGAGTTTTCTTGTTAAATGGAGTCATAGACTCTTCAATAACAATAGTACCTGGCAACTCTTGACCTGCATAAAAGCCCATAAGACTTAAATCTGCAGTAGAACCTTGCAATAAGGCAGAAACTGTTTTACGCTCAATGAAGTTATTATTACCAATAACCATACGCGTTTGCTCCACTCTTACTGAAGCAAAATCAGGATTGTTTTCAGAAACTCTAACTACTGCACCTGTAGTAGCATCAGCTACAACTTTAACTGTTGAATTCATAATTCTTGTTTTTAATAAATAAATAAATAAATAGATTGTTGAGTGTAGATTTACTATATCATTAGTTACTCATGCTAAGTGATAAGTGGTAAGTATTGCATATCGCGATTAGCAATACTAGTTATCCAGTGGATCCTCTAAGTCAATGATATCATCAAATGGTAAATCATCTGATGCTATATCATTTGCGTCATAATCTTCTAGTGGAAGAAAGTCTGTATCAATATACTTTTCTCTGGTGTTTTTCTCAACAGCAGAACCGGTAAAAGGGTCTAAGATATGTTCACCATAATCTATAGACATTAAGAACTGTATATCTAAATCTGTAAGATCTAAAAACTCATCTATGCTTAGATGCACAACCTTCCCGTTTGGTAACTGATATAACATTATTTATTCTGTAGTAAAAATACGTGATAAAATCAAGTATAATTGCTTGTGCAAAATAATATAATGCAGTATATAGCTAACAATAAAAGGGGGCATTGCTACCCCCTGTTATTTGGTCAGGAAAAGCATATTCGCAGGAATACACTATCTTACAGTTTCTTATAGCTTTCAGCTATTTTTCTAATTAGTTTAGAATAGTTTGCATTATCTGCATAAGACCTGTCTAAATATGCATAATATGCTTCCTCAGTTTTGAATCTGTGCATATATACTGCATAGTAAAGGATATAATCCATGACAGAATCACGCCAATGGTCATACTTTGCAAATCCATTTCTAGAACCTTTATTAGTAGTTGGTCTTAGTCTTGCTTGTCTCATTCCAAACAGATTATTATTAGCTCTAAATATACCAGATGTAAATTTACCTGATTCTAAATGTGCTTGTGCCAATATAATATGTGGGAATCTTACATTTAAACTATAAACATAATCTACTAATGCATCTTGTGAAAATGTAGAGTCTATTTTAGGGATGTACTTTGGTTCAGGTTTAACTGTTGCATGGATTCTCTTAAGCTGTTCTGGTGTCATTGCAAGATTAATAGCAAGACCAATTACTATAAGTGCTCCTGATATCATCATGTTTCTGTAAAATTTACTGTTATCCATAATCTTTGGTTTAATTAATAAATAGATAGTGATCCTGTTTGGATTCGAACCAAAGACCTACTGCTTAGAAGGCAGTTGCTCTATCCAGCTGAGCTACGGGACCAATATTAAACAGACTATAACACCTTTCATCTGTTTATTGCGGTTAAAGGTGCACGCAAATATAATTAATATTCTGGTCCCATTTCTTCCCAAGTGATATC